TTATAGATGAGTATGCCAATGTTAATGATAGATTGTTTCCAGAAATAATTAGACCCGCATTATCAGATAGAAAAGGTTTTTGTATATTTATAGGAACACCGCAAGGTATGAATAATAACTTCTATGAATTATTCCAACACGCAAAGGGAGCAGATGATTGGTTTTATTTCAAAGCAAAGGCAAGTGAAACTAAAGTTGTAGATCAAGATGAGTTGACCAAAGCAAAAGAGGTTATGGGTGAAAACAAGTTCAAGCAAGAGTTTGAATGTGATTGGATTGCAAACATCGAAGGTTCTATTTATGGCAAGACTTTGGCAAAAATGGAGAACCAAAGACAGATAACTAGAGTTCCATACGATCCTAGTCTTCCTGTAAATACCGCATGGGATTTAGGAGTATCAGATCATTCAGCTATAATATTTTTTCAACAACTAGGAAGATCAATCAATATTATAGATTATCATGAAGAACGGGGACAAGGTATGCCTCATTTTATAGAGCTAGTAAAGAACAAGGAGTATATCTACAAGGATCACTTTGCTCCGCATGATATAGAAGTTACTGATTTTAGTAATGGTAAAACTAGAAGAGAGGTAGCCTATCAGCTTGGAATAAGATTTAAGGTTGTACCAAAGCTCCCACTAGAAGACGGAATACACGCAACCACAATGACTTTGCCTAGATGTTGGATTGATGTAGATCATTGCAAAAAGCTCATAGATGCGTTAAGACATTACCACAGGAAGTATTTGGATAAAAATCGAATGTTTAGATCAAAGCCGGTACATGACTGGAGTTCACACGCCTGTGATGCCTTGCGTTACATGAGTATTGGACTAACTGAAATTAGTAATAGACAAACTGCTCCGCAAGTTGTAGCAGATAATAGTTATAGGATATTATAAATTATGGGATCATTATTTTCACCAAAAATGCCACCACTGCCACCGGTTCAACCTTTGCCTGAACCCCCTAAATCTGAAATGTCAGCCGAAGACAAAGAAAGAATAGCTGCTGAACAAGCTGCTATTGAAAGAAGAAGACGAGGCAGAAAATCTACAATATTAACTGGAACAGGTTTATCAGATATTGCTGATGAGAATGTTGAAAAGAAAACTTTACTAGGAGCATAACATGGGAAGACCAAGACGACCATCACCCCCACCACCTCCACCGCCACCACCAAAACCTGCACCGGTGAAGGTGATGACACCAACTAAATCAGAGGTAGATCAATCAGGAGATGCTTACGCTGTAAGAACTAAACGAAGAGGAAGATCACAAACTATACTTACTGGACCAGAGGGAGTACAAGACGATCAAAACTTTACACTAGGTCGAAGAAGTTTATTAGGAAGATAAATGGCACAAACAGATTTAACAAAAGATTTACAGAGAAGGTTTAACAAACTTCGAGGTCAGCGTTCTTATTGGGAAACGCATTGGCAAGAAGTTGCAGATTACATGATGCCTAGAAAAGCAGATGTAACTAAAAGAAGATCAAAAGGAGATAAGAGAACAGAATTAATTTTTGATAGTACACCTTTACAAGCTGTAGAACTTTTAGCAGCATCATTACATGGAATGTTGACTAATCCTTCAACACCATGGTTCTCTCTAAAATTTAAGAATGAAGAACTACAAGATGATGATGAAGCAAAGATGTGGTTAGAAGGAGCTACAAATACTTTGTATTCTGTTTTTAATCAATCAAACTTTCAACAAGAAATATTTGAATTGTATCATGATCTAATAACTTTTGGTACAGCAGCAATGTTTATTGAAGAAGATGATGATGATACTTTAAAATTTTCAACAAGACACATCAACGAAATATTTATTGCAGAAAATGAAAAGGGTAGAATAGATACAATCTTTAGAAGATTTAAAATATCTGCAAGAGCTGCAATCAGACAATTCGGTGATGTCTCAACTGCAATATCAAAAATAAATCAAAGATCAGGATATGATGAAGTAAATATTATTCATGCTGTTTATCCAAGAAACGAATACAATCCAGATAAACAAGATAAAAAAAATATGCCTTTTGAAAGTGTGTACTATGAAGAAGGTTCACTAGATGAATTATCAGTTTCAGGTTTCAAAGAATTTCCATTTGTAGTGCCAAGATATTTAAAGGCTTCACATGAAATCTATGGTCGTTCACCTGCAATGACTGCTTTACCTGATGTTAAAATGTTAAACGAGATGGCAAAGACTACAATCAAAGCTGCACAGAAACAAGTTGATCCACCTTTGCTAGTCCCTGATGATGGTTTTATTTTGCCAGTAAGAACTGTTCCGGGTGGTTTAAATTTTTACAGATCAGGAACTAGAGATAGAATAGAACCATTAAACATAGGAGCAAACAATCCTTTAGGTTTGAATATGGAAAATCAAAGAAGAGATGCCATAAGAAATACTTTTTATGTAAATCAACTTATGCTTCAACAAGGTCCACAAATGACAGCTACAGAAGTTATCCAAAGAAACGAAGAGAAGATGAGATTACTTGGACCAGTATTAGGTAGATTACAATCTGAATTATTAAAACCTTTAATTGACAGAGCTTTTGCTATATTGTTTAGAAAAGATATGTTTGCTCAAGCACCTGACTTTTTATCTGGAACAGATGTTGAAATAGAATATGTTTCACCATTAGCCAAAGCTCAAAAATCTACAGAGTTACAATCTATCATGAGAGGTATAGAAATAATGGGATCACTTGCAAATGTTGCACCTGTTTTTGATTTTGTTGATTTTGATAAATTAGTAAAACATCTAGTAGATATAGTTGGTGTACCTAAAAAAGTTTTAAAAACATCTGCACAAGTAAATGCTGAAAGACAACAAAAACAACAGCAGATGGAACAAATGAAACAAATGCAAACATTACAACAGACAGCACAAGCGGGTAGAGATTTAGCTCCATTAGCTAAAGCATTACCTGAAGATGCTAAAGCTATTGCGGAAGGAGTGGGTCAAGAATTAGCAGAATAATATGAGTGCTGAAAAACAACTACAAAAAAATCTTCAAGAACTCAAAGAAAAATATAGATTTGCTTTCGGATCAGATGAAGGCAAAGCTATTATAGATGATCTTGAGAAAAGATGTCATTATCATACTACAACCAATATCAAAGGTGATAGTCATGAGAGTGCATATTTAGAGGGACAACGAAGCGTTCTTCTATTTATTAAATCAATGCTTCGAAAGGAGAATGAAAATGTCAAGCGAACAGATACCGGAGAATAATACTCCGCCTGTAGAGACACCAAAAACAGAAACGCCTACAGAGACAACACAGACCCCTGAAACAAAAACAGAGGGTTTAGTTTCATCAACAACAGATAGTACAGTTCAAACAGCAAAGTCATGGAAAGAAACTATATCTGAAGAATATAGAAACGATCCTAACATTGCTAAATTTACAGAGATAGATGCGTTAGCTAAAAGTTATATCAACGCAACTAGAATGATAGGAACTGACAAGGTAGCCATCCCAAATAAAAATTTTACTGAAGATCAGTGGAATGAGTTTTATGATAAAGTTGGAAGACCAGAGACACCAGATAAATATAATTTATCTTTTAAATCTGATAACTTTCCTACCGATGAAGGACAAATAAAAACCTTTCAAGAGAACGCACATAAACTTGGATTGAGTACAGATCAAGCTCAAGGTATTTTAGATTATTATAAAAACCTTACAGAGAGTTCTGCTAAACAACAACAAGTTGATCTTGAAACATCACAAACACAATCTCAACAACTTCTAAAAGAAGAATGGGGTAAGAACTATGAAGCAAATCTAAAAAGAGCTGCGGGAGTTGCCAAAGCAAATCTATCGCCAGAGGTTTTAGATTTACAAATGCGAGATGGTTCAAGGTTAGGTGATAATGTTGATGTGATAAAAGGCTTTGCAAAGATTGCAAACTTACTATCTGAAGATAAAATAGTTGCTACAGATAGCGAAACTCAAATGCCTAACAAAGATATTGAGACAGAAATATCACAAATCATTAATAATAAACAAGGACCATACTGGAATAAAGGTCATCCAGAACATGATAAAACAGTTCAACAGGTCTTAACTTTAAGGGAAATGTTAGATGGATCATCTAAATGATATTGAATTAAGGTTAGAATGTGTACGATTGGTAAAGGAGTTTGGTACTGAAAATCAGAAACGAAACCCCTTGCCAATCGCTGACGAATATTATAAATGGATAACTAGAGGTAAGAAAACTCGCAAGAGCCTACCTGACAGCAAGGAAAAGACTGCGGTCTAAAAGACTTTAAATCCAAGAGATGCCTGTTTTTTTAACAGAGAACCTTTCTGCTTAACATTAATAATAACAATGGGAGACTAATATGTCATCACAAGTAACTACAGCATTTGTGCAGCAGTATTCTGCTAACATTCAAATGTTGTCTCAACAAATGGGATCGTTATTGAGAGACAAAGTTCGTCTTGAAAGTATTAATGGCAAGAACGCTTTTATGGATCAAGTAGGAAGCGTAACGGCTGTTAAGAGAACAAGCAGACATTCAGACACTCCACAAATAGATACACCTCACGCAAGAAGAAGAGTATCTTTAGTGGATTATGAGTTCGCTGACTTGATCGATGAACAAGACAAAGTAAGGCTCTTAATCGACCCGACATCTTCTTATGCTCAAGCTGCTGCTATGGCAATGGGTAGAGCTATGGATGATGAAATAATCAGTGCTGCTTTAGGTACAGCGTTCACTGGTGAGACTGGTTCAACTTCAACTGCATTACCTGCTGGTCAGAAAATTGTAGAAAGTGGAACTGATGGTCTAACAATAGCAAAATTAAGAACTGCAAAAGAAAAGTTCGATTTAGCTAGTGTTGACCCGTCTATACCAAGACATATCGTTGTATCACCTAGACAGATCACTGATCTTTTAGGAACAACTGAAGTAACAAGTTCAGATTTCAATTCTGTAAAAGCATTAGCTAACGGAGAGATCAACTCGTTTCTTGGTTTTAACTTTATCGTAAGCAACAGACTATCGATTGCTTCTTCAAAAAGAAAGTGCATTGCATTTGCTCAAGATGGTATCGCTTTAGCTATCGGAAAAGATGTAATGGCTCGTATTGATGAAAGATCAGACAAAGGGTACGCTACGCAAGTGTACTACTGTGCATCTTTTGGAAGTACAAGAATGGAAGAAGAAAAAGTGATCGAAGTACAAGCTCACGAAGCATAATATAGAGGAGGATAAAAAGTTATGGGAACTAAAAATACAGACCTAGTTGCAAACTTTGAGGCATCCCCTCAAGTTGCTAACAATTCGGCTGAACTACATGGCGTTTTAAGAACAGCACATGGAACAGTTGAATTAGCAGCAGGTGATAGTGATAACGATGATATTGTAATGTTAGCACCGATCCCTTCAAATGCTGCTGTGCCAAGTTTATTTATTGGTTCAGACACATTTGGTGGATCAGCTACTTTCAATGTCGGTATCTACAAAACAGATGGAACAGTAAAAGACGAAGATGTTTTTGCTACAGATGTTGCTGATGCAGCAGCTATGGCAGATGTTCGTTTTGAAGCTGCTAACATCGACACTGCTGGTAAAAAAATGTTTGAGTTAGCTGGAGATACTACAGACCCGGGAGGGTATTACTACATTGCAGCCACATTCAGTGCTGCTGGTGGTACTATCGGTACTATGTCTTGGAATATTTCCTATGTAGTTAATTAAACAATCAAAATTGAGGGGGAGAAATCCCCCTCTTTTCAAAACAATGACAATAGCTAGATTTGATCCAAGGCTTATCGATTTATACAAAGAGCCTAGACTTTTGTTGCATTTTCAATGGGGAAGGGATAATAAAATTTATAGATATGCTTTAGTTGAAAAAATTGATATAACAAATATCAACGATTTAACTAAACAAAAGAAAGATGAAGTAAGTCTTTCTGAAGAGGACATTTGGAAAAAATATGGCATCAGTAGTAGATATTTGTAACGGAGCATTAAATCAGCTAGGAGCATCAACAATATTAACTCTTACAGAAGATAGTAAGAACGCAAGACTTTTAAATGCCAGATACACACAGGTTCGAGATAGTTTATTTAGAAATCATCCATGGAATTGTTTGCAGAAAAGAGTAGAACTTGCAGCAGATACTGCAACACCTGCATGGGGATTTTCATCACAATTTACATTACCAACTGATTGTTTAAGATTATTAAGAATATTAGATTATGATAGCGATCACAAAGTAGAAGGTCGTAAGATATTAACAGACGCTTCAAGCATGAAGATATTATATGTTGCTAGAATTACTGATCCAAACGAATACGATGAATTATTAAGAGAAACTTTATCAGCAGCTTTAGCAGCAGACATAGCTTATGCTATTACATCATCAAATCCTGTAGCTGTAAATATGTATAATCTTTACAAAGAGAAACTAAAAGAAGCTAGATTTGTTGATGCAACAGAAGGTCAAAATATAGAACAAGAAGAGGGTATGGCGGATGTTATCGATGCTGGAACATTTATTAACTCAAGGTATTAAATTATGGCAAGAGTATCGGTACAGCTCACAAACTTTACAGCAGGAGAATTATCACCTCGTTTAGATGGTCGTAATGATTTATCTAAATATCCTTCTGGATGTAAAACTTTAGAAAACTTTATTGTCTATCCACATGGTAGTGCAGCAAGAAGATCAGGTACACAATTTATATCAGAAGTAAAAACAAGTGCTAATAAAACAAGATTAGTTCCTTTTGAATTTTCTACAACACAAACTTACATATTAGAATTTGGTAATCAATATATCAGAATATACAAAGACAAAGGTCAAGTACAAAATGGTGGTAGTGCAGTAGAGATTGCTACACCTTATTTAACAGCAGAGTTGTTTGATATTAAGTTCGCACAATCTGCCGATGTAATGTATATCGTTCATCCTAATCACGCTGCACGAAAGCTATCAAGAACATCTCATATAAATTGGACTTTGACACAAATAGATTTTACCAAAGGTCCAATGCAAGACCCTAATACTACAACAACAACTTTAAATCCCGGACAAACCGCAGTCGGAACAGGAGTATCATTAGTAGCTTCCGCAACAACAGGAATAAATGGTGGAGCAGGATTTGCATCTACAGATGTAGGAAGATTTGTTTTTCTACATGGTGGCTATGCAAAGATAACAGCATTTACAGATACTACAAATGTAACAATAGAAATCTTAACAACTCTTTCTGCATCAACTGCTACAGAAAATTGGAGACTTGGAGCTTTTTCAGATACCACAGGTCATCCTTCTAC